TATATCCTGATTTGATTAAACGCCTGACAATAAACACTATAATAAATATTATGTTAAATTGTATAGCTATAAAAAAACCCTCCGAAGAGGGCAAAACATAATGAAAACATTATTTTATTTTTAATTTATTACCAATCATATGGGTAATTATTCTGGCTTTTATAACCGTATTTTGTTTCCAGATATTCACGTCTTTGTTTTTGTTTCCTCTGTTCTTTTTTATATTTTAACAGGTGTTCAAATTGTATCTTATTAGCCATATTATAAAAGTTTAGATATTCTATTTATTTGTTCTTTGCTTATATTGTGGCAACCTATCGTTAACAAGTCATTGAATGATTTTGTAATGTAGTGAGATATTTTTTCGCCTCTCATATTTGCGCCTGAAGATAAAATCTTGTAATATCTTCTCGCCTCGTCAATATCTATTTTGACGCCCTGAGAAGTTTCAATATATTGCCCATTTTCGGAGCGTCTAAGGTAGTCCAAATTACCCACCCTGAAAAAATCAATTTCGTACTTGTAAAACTTATTTAGTTTTTCTTTGAGCGTTCTTTTTTCTTTTCTTTGTTTCTTCTCCTTTTCTTTTTTCGCCCATTCTCGTAAACTCTTGAGGGTGTTGATATCTTGCAAACTATCAACAAATTTCAATAACTGCTTATATTCTTTGCGTCTTCTCGTTTTCGTTTCTTTGCGTTCTGTTATATATTCGTTCAAACTATTCCATAGAGAAAATATCTCACTTGTGTATTTTTGTGGCTTTCTCGCCTTTGCAAGTTTAGGTTTTAAATAGTTAAAAACGTGGTTATATATGTAGTCAATATCTACTCTTGTTTTATAGTATTGTTTATATTGACTTGTCGCACCTGATAAAATACTGATATGTTTTGATGTGCTATTAGAGTAGCCCTTGTCATTTATTAATATCGTATTGGCGTCTAAGAATTCGCCGAGCAAATAGTGATATCCATATGAATATATTTTATCACCCTCAAAAAATACGCTCCGAGATTGATTGCGGCCCTCTGGATGCGTTCTTTGTGCGAATGTGTGTATTGCTTCGTAGTTACTTTGAAATACTTTTCTCATTTTATTATTGATTTAAAAAAAAGCCAGACATTTTCACTTGTCACGGTTTTCCATCCGATGGAGGTTGCCTTATTTGTTATCCTCAATATCACAAAAGTTATTTATTCGCTGGCTTTTATTGTTTAGCTGTTAAAAATTATTTGATATAATACATAGAAGGGGACAAACAAAGCCATAATTTTAACGGCTTGAAATGTGATTTTATCCACCTTTGCAAAAAACTTTTCTATTTTATCGTTTTGTTCTCTCATTGTTTTAATCTTTATCAATTATATATGAATCATTGATTTTGCTGTAAACTTGTCTCCAAATTTCTTTGGGCACTTCAGCTCTTTCCATAGCTTCCAAAATACCAGTCGCTAAGCCGTTGCAGGCCTCCTCTAATATCTTGCCAGAATCGTCGGCAATTTCCGCCCAGTCTTCAATCGTTCTTTCCATTTATTATTAATTTAAAAAAGAGGGAATTTAGTTGCGCCGTTCAACTAAATTTGAGAATCTTTATTGCTCGCCTGATATCGGGCGCAAAGCGTGATGATACCCCCTTTTATTTATTTAGAAATTAAAACCTACTAAGTCAATATTTTTGATGATGGTAAAAATACCCCCAAAAATCATAGGTACAAAAATTGAAATTATACCCCAAAAAATTACTTTGTCAATTGTGTTGTTACTTTTTTTCATTTTATTATGTTTTATGTTTTACAATTAATTACACTACAAATATCAGGAATGTAAATTTAACCAATGTTAAGCTAATGTTAAGAAATTGTTACCAAATTGTTAAGCATTATTTGGCGTATTACTATATGAACGAGCGTGCGAATACTACGACAATTTTACAACATATCCAAACATTTATACAATTTAAAACCATTCTACATAACTGAATTGACTGAGTTCATTATTCCCATTGAATTGCGCACCGATTGAATCTATTATATATTAAATTCATAGGGTACACAACTCAACAGGGTATTGAATTTACTTTCGCTCATTCTTCGTCTTCTTCCATCAATTCTTTCGCCTCCTCCATTAATTCGTTAAAATCAAAATCGTGGTTATTAATTTCTTCCAGAAGAGCGCAATAAGCTACTTGTGAAATGTTGGTGCATTCTAATTCGAAGTTACTCCAATCGTATGCGCCCAACTCCTTAATTATCTCGATGGAGTCTGAATAATAGATAACTTGGTTGTCAATATCTTGATTAATCCAATCATCAACCTCATACTCCTCTGTAATATCCTCAGAGACTATCGCATCAATTATCTCTTCTCTTAAATCTGTTATATATCTGTTTATATTAAATCCCATTCTATTTATATTTATATTATTACTATACAATGATTATCCTTGCACAATGATTATCCTTGCACCTGTGTATGATTATCCTGTACTTCACGAATAAATATCCTATGCTTCTGAATATCTACATTATACTTCTGACAAATTAGTTTCAATAACTCTACTTTGTCGATGGCGTTAAATACTGCTGAGGTATTTGCCAGACTTGGAATGTTTACTTTAAATTGCTTCATAATACTTCTATTTTTCGGTGAGGTTCACCATTATTGAACTCCTCTATTGTTTTGTAGTTTGTTTCCAAACATTCGTTATGGTCATCTAAAAATTCCATAAGTTTGTCAAGTGAAAAATAAAATTCCACATCGTCATCTGTCTCGTAATATCTATATTGTTTCATTTACTATATTTTTAAGTTGTTCAATCTTTTCTTTATCTTGTTTCTCTTTCTGTTGAAACGCCACCTCAATTATATTTGGCAACCAGTCCACAATAGTATGTGGAGCAAACGTAATTGAATTGTACTCATTAGATAAACATACGCCATCATCATCTGCGTGGAGCGTAGTTATCTCATCTATATATATCCATTTATTTTCCATATTATTTATATTTAACTTAATTCTATTATATCATATTCTAAATCGTAAATGTCGTCATTCACTTCCATCAACTCCATTAGGTAATTGCAAACCATACCTAATAAAATAGAGTTATCGTCATCGTCATCTTTGGCTCGTTCAATCAAATCATCAACTCCATTATAAAACGAAATAAATCCAGAGCGTGAAACTAATTGAGGATTCGCCCATTCTTTAAAATCATCATTCACATAAGTCAGTAATTGATTAGAAACATCTGGTATTACATTAGCTTTTATTTTATCAGTAGTATAATTGTAATATCTCGGAGAATCTAATCCAGCAAAAAACAATTCAATGCCTGTCTTATCTGTGAATCTATGTAACCAAGCTACACTATACTGGACAAATGTTTTACCCCAATCAACCTTATCAGTATCAATACCATACATATCGCATTTGTTGTCAATGTATTCATCGTGATAGTGGTAAAATCCACCAAAATCAATTTGTATTTCCATTTTATTTATATTTTAAATTGTTATGATGCAAACATATATATAAATTTATTTCCCAATGTTAAGCTAATGTTAAGAAATTGTATTATATTTGTAAAACATTGATTATGTAGTTTTTTCATTTTATTGGTTTGAATTATGGGAATACCCTGTCGAAAGATAGGGTATTTTTTTATACCTATTAAATTCACAGATATGGAGCAGAACAATACAGGGGGTGTTAAATTCACAGGAGACTATTTTGATGAGGCGATAGAGTATGCACAAGAAAAAGAAAAGACCCCTATTGAATTCACAGAGACCCCTATTAAATTCACAAGGAAACAAACACCTGTTTACAGTGGAGTGCTTAATTATTTCCCTGATGCGATAAGAGAAGTTGCTCAATGTTCTTATATGGGAAATCAGCAACACAATCCAGATAAACATCTTCACTGGGATAGAAGTAAATCTGGCGATGAATTAAATGCACTTACTCGCCACCTACTTGAGGCAGGTACAATAGATACAGATGGAGTGCGCCACTCAGCTAAAGTTGCGTGGAGAGCTCTTGCTAATCTACAGAAAGAGATAGAGAAGGATAAAAGCTCAAATTAGGGCGTTTAAATTCACAAAGGTATCTGAGTATCACTTGAGTGGAGAAGTGCTCTAAAACCCCAAAACGCAAGGCTTAAAACGCCTGTTATTACTTTATAACATACATACCTTTTGGAATACTTCGAGTAAGTAGGTATTGAATTGCGTACCGACTTCCATCAATGCTGTGATTCCAATTATCCTGTGGAATACTACCCTTTAGCTTCCAAGCATAATTATTGAACTCCTTAATTGTATTGATAGATTCTTTATCTACAATAATATCGTAGTCTTGCATTAGAGCGATTCCTGTCAATATACTACCCTTCTTCTTTATCGTTGGCGTTATATTGAGTCCTTTAGTCTTCAGTTCGCTTATAAGTCGAGGCTCACTGTTATCGCACACTATAAGTTGTTTTCCTGCGATTCTACGGCACATCTCAAATATATTGGAGGTTGACATACCTGCTTTGTAGAAGTGCTCTCTAATCCATATTATTTTGCGTGTCTTGTCTATTGCAACCTCCGTAAGTACAGAAGGGTCTGCTGAGAAACCAAAGTCGAGTCCAAAGATTGTGTCTTGATTGTTATCGAACTCTCCAATGCGCCAATGGGTAAATACAACTCCCTCTGCTCTATCTAACCAGCCACCTAATATCTGGTGCTTATATTTATCTGGTCGTCTTGTTCTCATATCCTCTACTTGCGCCACAAATGATTCAGACAGGTGTTTCTTATTGTCTAAGTATGTAGTGTGAACGTAATTCACATTCTCCTTCTCTCCGTTGTGCCCATCAGCAATACCTCTGTTCTGAAAGAACCTCTGATATATCCAATGTTCTT